ACGTACAGGTGTATACAAAGGAGATAAGTAATGCAAGATTATAAAGCACTAGCTGAGAAGCAAATAGAGCTTGGAAAGGGCGAGGAGCTAATAAGAGCTTCCCTCTCCAAGCACTTTCAAGAGGAAGATAGAAAAGCTTGGTTAGAAGCACAAAGAGCTGACTACGAAGCTATGTTTCCTACTATGAGGGATATGACGTTAGAGGAAAAAGCGTTACACGATGTAGATGCTGAAGGTAATCCCATAACTAGAGAACCTGACTACGTATACCCACAAGTTGCGATAGACTATATCGTTTATGATGAAGACGGTAGTGAGATAAGAATACCAAGTGACTATGTTACGTTTGACGAGTACCTTAATGGGACTGTAGTTGTGATACCAGAAGTATTGGCAACATATGACGCAGATGGTTTACAGCTAACACCTTACGAGCCGGAAGTGACTAATAGAGTTCGTGAGTTCGCACCTAAAGCTGACTACAATGTTGAGATAGATGAGTATTTAGCTTCGTCTGATATTTATACTGATAGGTTACGTAAAGAGAAGAAAGAGCAACTTGATAAGCTAGTTATAACTACGAATACAGTAGCGTATGACGCTAATGGAAAAGCTATAGGTAATATGAGTGCAGTTGTAGGTTTAGCGAACTTTAAGTTTAATCAAGCACTAGCTTCAGGCATTGCTCCAGATATCGCTTATCAATCTGTCTATAAAGACGTTAAGGTTGGTTGGAAAGGTGCTGATAACATAGTACATATGGTACAAATAGAGAGTATAGCAGAGGCATTGGAAGCTGGTATGCAGGAAGTTGCAAAAGTGCTAGGAGTGTGACATGGAGAAGTTATATAAGTTAATGAATATACCACACGATAAAGCTCTACATGCTCTTTACGGTCTTGTGGCTTATTCTTTTATGGTTCTAGTTATACCATCTGCAATAGCTTTTGGTCTTGTGCTTTTAGTGGCATTAGTTAAAGAAGTTATGGATAATCAAGTAAGCTATCACACAAGCGATTATAAAGACTTCATAGCAACTACTATTGTGCCGTTTATATTAAGTGTTACTGAGTACTTTAAAGGATAGTTATGAGGACGCAAGAAGAAAATGAACTTTTAATAGAGAAGTTTGAGGACGACGTTAAAAAGCGTAGTTGGTTCTTTAGGCTTCTATTAGTACTAGACCAACTAGGTAATGTACTGTTCTTTAACGGGAGCCAAGATGAAACAATAAGTTCACATATAGGGCGAACTGGTAAAGCTAAATGGTTGTGCTGGATACTGCGTAAATTAGAGAGTGAGCATTGTCTTAAGAGCAGAGGTGAGTGATGACGGACGAAATAATGAGAGAGTTGGTTACCAAGCACGATGCCGTTATAGGTAACTTAGTTACTAGCGTTGAACATTTAGTGTCTTCACAAACTGAAACTAATAAAAGGCTTGAAGAGATAAGTAAGTTTCTAGCTAAACAAGCAGTGTTCAGTAATAAGCTTGAGATGATGGACAAAGACCTTATTGAGAGCTTTAAGCGTGTGCATAGTCGTATAGATGAAATAGATGCTATACAGAAGTCAGAAAGTGGTTGTAATAGTATGAAACTGTTGAACAAAGACCTTGACAGTGTTGCTAAAGATACTACAAGACTTATTGGTATTGTAGAAGAGCATCGTATAGAGATAGAGAATATATCTAAAGTACAAGCTACGTACCCTTCAACGAACGCTATTAGATGGGGTATAGGACTGTTACTTGTGTATACTATAACGTTTGGGACATATGTTGTACAGTCTCTTAATAGCCTTACAACAACAGATGCTCGTATTACAACATTACTTGAGCGCAACATAGTAGACACAGGTAAACTTATGGAGGGGCGTAATGAACAAAGAAGCTATAAAGATAACCGCTAGGTACATAATCATAGCATTTGTTTGCTATTTAGCTTATATGGTTACAGAGATTAGCTATGTGAATAGCTTCTCTAATAAAGACACAGTATTAAGTGTTATTGTAGGTGCTGTGTTCGGGGCATTGACACTTGTGTTAAAGTTTCACTTTGAGACGAAAGTAGATAAGTAATGTTTGCACAGTTACAGGCCTATAAGAACTTGGTATTTGGTGGTATGGTGCTACTACTTCTAGTTGGTTTATATGTGTATATATACTCGTTAAAAGTGCAGATAAGTACTCTTAGTACTGACCTACTAAAATCTAAAGTAGCACTTGTAAATGAAAAGCGTCAGAGTGAGTTGTACAAGGCTATACTAGATAAGCAAACTAGCGAGATTGAGGCTCTGCGTATCGATAATGGTACAGCTTTACAGAAGCTTGAAGAGTGGAAGAGCAAGCCTAAAGAGGTTAAGTACAAGACGCTATACAAAACTATATATAAGACAAAGGTGGTAAAGAGTGATGATTGCAAAGACATTAAAGATATGGTTGACAGTATCCGCAGTATTGACTTTAACAGCTTGTAGCCATCAACCACAAATTAAGTATATAGATAAGCCATACGAAGTTAAAGTTCCTGTTAAGTGTGTAGTTCCAGAAGCTAACTGTACGTTTGACAGAAATACTAGTACAGAGGTTATCGCTAGTTTGTTGGAGTGTATAGTTGAACTTAAAAGAAATGCGGAGGTATGTAGATGAAGTATTTTAATGAAGATGCAGAAAACTTAAAGTGTCCTTGTGGTTGTGGGGCTAGTTTAAATCAAGAGACTAAAGATAAGCTAGATAAAACTAGAGAGCTATACGATAAGCCTGTGTATGTAGAGCAAGGCGCTACCTGTAAGGACTATAGTGTTAACCACGTAGGTAGGAAGCCGACAAGCACACACATAGATAATGGAGAGGGTGCTAGAGGTGTTGACATTAAAAAGAAAACATTTAGCAGTAAAGCGGACTACTTTCACTTTATAGCGTGTGCAATACGGGCAGGGTTTACAGGTGTAGGACAAGGTTCGTATTGGATAGGCGCTGGTAGTGACCACCGATTACATATAGATACTAAACTAAGTTCAAGCGGTGATATGAGAAGTTGGGCTTATGGTGTAAAGAGCACGAATGACTAATAACGTGCATAGTTACGACATACAAGCACTACTTAACAGCCCTGTAGCTATAAAGGGGTAAAAAAGTGTTGAAGGTTCTTAACAAATGCGGAACAACAGTTAAGACTACTGAATGGTGTAAATTGTAATAAATTATGCTATAATACCAAAAAGTAAATAAACAACTAAGGACAGTGCTTATGGAAAACCCGTCAACTAAGCCTAGGATAAACAAGGCAGCGTTACTACAAGCGTTAAAAGCCGATTTACAAGCAGCCGATACTATGCGTAAAAGTGTAGATGCTGACGTGTATCGTAGACGTGCTGTATATAATGGAGAAAAGTACGGTAACGAGGAAAAGGGTAAATCTAAGATTGTACCTAAAACAGCTAAGAGACAGCAAAGTTGGGCACATCCAAGTTTAAAAGAACCGTTTGTTAGCAGTCCTACCCTTATAAGATTTACCCCTGTTACCGCAGATGATGTAGATGCAGCTAGACAGAATGAGCTACTTTTAAACTCACAGTTCTGTAGACAATTTGATAGGTATAATTTTATAACTAAAGCTTTGAAAGTTCTTGAAGTAGATGCTACTGTGTTCGTACAAACAGGTTGGGAGTACGAAGAGGAAGAGGTAGAGGAAGAAGTAGATGTCATAGTTACTGATGAGTATGGCAATACACAAGTAGTGACACGGGTTGAGTTAGTGACTAAACCTGTGGTGAATAGACCTACTGCTAGGGTGTGTAGAAGTGAAGACGTATTCGTAGACCCTACATGTGAAGACGACTTAGATAAAGCACAATTTGTTATATATAGATATGAAACTGACTTAAGTACGTTACGTAGGGACCCTAGATATAAAAACTTAGATAAAGTAGCAAAAACGTTTGGAAGTAAAGATACAGATTATGTAGACCTAGACGCTAATGGTAACTATGAGTCGTTCGAATTCAAAGATGACCCACGTAAAAAGATACTAGTACATGAATACTGGGGTAACTACGATATTAATGATGATGGTATAGCTGAACCTATAGTATGTGCATGGGCTAATGATGTGATTATTAGATTGGAAGATAACCCATATCCAGATAAAAAAGTACCATTCCTATCATGCCCTGCTGAGAGCGTGCCATTCAAGCTGTACGGTGAAAACGATATAGACAATATAGAAGACCAGCAAAAGATTATTACAGCTGTTACTAGAGGTATAATCAATAATATGGCTGCTAGTAATAATGGGCAAATTGGTGTACGTAAAGGAGCATTAGACCCTATCCAGAAAAAGAGAATGTTAGCCGGTGATAACTTCGAGTTTAATGGTAGCCCTAGTGATATATGGCAGGGTAGTTATAACCAGATACCAAGTAGTGCTTTTGACATGCTATCTATGATGAATTCTGAGGTTGATAGTTTAACAGGTACTAAAGGGTTTAGCGGAGGTATAACAGGTAACTCTCTTGGGTCTAGCGCCACTGCAGCCAGAGGCGTGTTAGATGCTACAGCTGTTCGTAGATTGGATAAAGTACGTAATATAGCTGAGAACCTGATCAAACCTTTGATTAGAAAATGGATGGCATACAACAGTGAGTTTCTTAGTGATGAAGAGATAGTTAGGGTTACAGAGACAGAGTTCGTAGCTATCAGGAAGTCAGACTTAGAAGGCAGATTAGATCTACAAATAGAGATTAGTACACCTGAAGATGATACAGCTAAAAGGAATGAGCTAGGGTTCCTACTACAGACAATGGGACCTAACTTGCCGTTTGAAATGACTCAGATGGTACTTAGTGAAATAGCCAGATTGAACAGAATGCCTAAGTTAGAAAAGTCAATTAAAGAGTACAAACCGCAACCTAACCCTCAAGAAGAAGAGCTGAAGAAACTACAAGCACAGAAACTGCAGATGGACATAGCTAAGACCAAAGCGGACATACAGAAAATATTCACTGAGAGTATAGAGAATAAAGAGGGAGACTTAGCTAAGAAACAAGCACAAGCTGAGCTGCTGAAAGCACAAGCTAGTTTACTTGAAAGTAAAAAAGATATGGAAGACTTGAACTTTGTTAAGACGGATAACCAAGAGAATGAGCAATTTCAGTTAGAGAAGTTGAAGTTAGAGCAACAGCATAAGGCTGAGATGGAAGCATTGAAAGCTAAGATGAATTTGATACAGATGCAGTACCAAGTAGCCAATAATGACCATAACATTGGTATAACTAAATAGGAGTAATAAGATGGGTATAGGTATAATAAGTAGGAATAAAAAAATTAATGAACTTGTAGCTTTAGGTGAACAAGTACAAGACGCAAATAAAGAAAAAGAGACAATTAGAAAGTATGCTCCGATAATACAAGAGCAGACAGCCAGAGGGATATTCGATCAACTAAGTGGCTTGGCTGCCTATGCTAGTAATGACGGTATAACAGTACCTCAAGGAGTGAATGTAACTAATGAAGAGATGCAAAGAGCTAGAAAGCTGTACGGGGATAGTGTGAACATGCAAGACATACTAGATATGCGTAAACTGGATTCGCTACCAGCTGTGAATGGTGGTAGTACAGGTGCTGCTCCGGATGGTGGCTTAGCTAGTATATTAAATACAAGACAAGGATAAGAGATGATGGAACAAAGGCAAGGACTAAGTGCAATGGGTGCTGAACAACAAGAGACTCCGATGATGGAGCAAGGTGAGACAGGTGCTCAAGAGCAACAAGAACCACAAGGAATTACTGTAGAAGATGTAGCACGAGCGTTGATGGCAGGTAAAACTCCAGAGGAGTTGGTACAAGCGGGTGTTCCGGTAGAGTTGATTAAGGCTGCTATTCAGATGCTACAACAACAAGCTCAGGCACAAGCTGGTCAAGGACAACCGCAAGGACAGGGGTTAAGTGCTGCAGGAATGCGGTAACTTAAAGTTCCCTTAAGCTGATAGCCAGTATAATAACAGTAACGAAATATCATTCGTAATCAAATATAAAAAGGAATTGTACAACAATGGATACAATTAACCAAGAACAGACAGCAAATGAGACAATGACCTACTGGGTAGAACAAGCAGAAGCTTTAGAACGATTAGAAAAGAACCCTGACTTCAAGAAAGTAATTGAAGAAGGGTACTTTAAAGATAAAGCAGTAAGTGGAGTTAGCATACTAGCTAGTGACCAGGTGAAGAATGCCGGTAAGAGAACTGATGTAATGGAAGGGCTGATTGCTATTAGTGCGTTACAAGACCACTTACATACAATTAAAGCAATGGGTCAAGCTATTAAAGATGAAGCAGAGTATGAAGATGGGGAAGATGAAGACAATGTAGCTTCGTTAGAGGAGTAGCAGATGGCGTATACTGAAGAAGAATTGTTCGATATGGACGATGCCCAATTAGCCGCTGCTATGGCTGAAGAGCGTGCAGCTGCAGACTCCCCAGATACTACTTACGAAGAAGAAGGTACAATTGAGCCTGGTGAAGAAGAGGCTGAAGCGTATGAAGAAGGAGAAGTGGAACAACCTGAAGAGGAATCCGCAGAACCTGAAGAAGGTCATGACAGTGAAACGCCTGATGAAGAGGAAGAGCCTGAGACTGAAGAAGTTGAAGATAACTCGGAGAATGAGGAAGACGAAGTAACAGAACCTAAAGTAGAAGAGCAAGAAGCTGAGCCTAAGAAGTACAAGTATAAGGCGAATGGACAAGAATTCGAATTCACTGAAGATGAGATATTAAACCAATTCGGTAAAGTGTTCGGACAGTCAATGAACTATACTAAGAAAATGCAGGCTATTGCTCCTTACCGTAAAATGATAAGTGCTTTGGAAGAAGAGAAACTAACTGAGGATGATATGAATCTGATGATAGATGCTCTTAAAGGCAACAAAGAAGCGATTACTTCACTAATTAAGCGAGCAGACGTTGACGTACTCGACTTAGATTTAGAGAAAGAAAGCAACTATGTGCCAACTAGTTATGGGCGTGAAGAGGGTGAATTGAGGGTCCAGGAGGTGATTGATGAGATTGCTGCTGACAAAGAATTCCCTATTACTCAACATGTGGTAGCTGACCAATGGGATGATGCTAGTCGAAATGTATTTGCTCAGAAACCTGAGCTGATTAAAGAACTGCACATAGATGTAGTGAATGGTACATTTGATAAAGTTAGTCCGATTGCTATGAAAATGAAAGTATTAGATGGTGGTCGTAGACCAGATATTGAGTACTACGTTGAAGCAGGTAAGCAATACCACATGAACTCACGTGCTGCGGAACTACAGCAACAAGAGGCGCTAAGAGCACAGCAAAAAGTTGAGCAAGTTCAAGCTAAACAGCAACAACGAACTCAGGTTAGAGAAGCTGCACCTAAGCGCAAGGCTGCAACAATCCCTCGTAAAAGGGTGAGCACACCTAAAGTAACTGACTACTTAGATGACACTGATGAAGCGTTTGAAGAGTGGTACAAGAAACTTCAAGACGGTATGTAACAGTGCTGTCGTAATACTATAAAAGGAAAATTTAATGTCTGTTCAAACATACGGAAATGGGACTAATAGCTCCCAAGGTGCTAACACGATAACACATTTTTATGACAAGGCTGGTATCAAAGCAGCAAATAGGGTAAATATTTACTCACAGTGGTCTAAGCGTAAAGCTATGCCTAAGAAACTAGGTAAGACATATAAGATTAGTAAGTTCATGCACATGTATGATCGTTCACTCAATGATGCGGCATTCAATGCTAAAGGTTACCTTAGTGGTAGAGATTTAACTGCTGTACAAACATTACTTGCTGCGACTGATGGAACAGGTGCTTCACTTACTGAAGGTGCTGGTGCAACTAATGAACGTACACTACAAAAAGTTACTGTTGAAGCAACACTAGCTCGTTATGGTGAGATGATTACATATACTGATGAAGTAGAACTATTCTCTGAAGACGCTATGCAAGTACGTTACCGTGAAGAACTAGGTGAATTAGCTAATAGTAGATTTGAAGATTTAGTACAGTTAGATATGCTTGCTACACCTACTAAGATGTATTCAGGTGTTGCTACATCAATGGCTACAGTCGGTGCAGGTGTTGCTGCTGACGGTTCTACTGATGATGCTTACAAAGTTAGTTATGACTTAATTCGTAAAGCTGTTCGTAGATTGGTTCGTAATAGAGCTAAGAAAAATACTTCTATCGTAACTGGTTCAACTAAGATTGATACTAAAACTATCGCTAAGGCGTACTATGCAATTATCGATGCTGATATTAAGTCTGACTTAGAAAACTTAACTCGTGGTACTGGTTATGAGCGTGAATTCGTATATGTCCCATTCCACAAGTATGGTGATGCTGCTACTGCTGCACAAGGCGAAGTTGGTGCAATGCACGAAGTTAGATTCATTGAGTCAGAAGCTGCATTAGTTAACTATGGTAAAGGTGCTGCAATCCCGGCTGCTTATGCTGGTACACTTGCTAATGATGGTACGAACTTTGATGTTCACTCAATCCTGTTCCCAACTGAAGGTTCATTTGCAACTATCGGTCTTAAAGGTATGGGTCGTATCAAGTTTAACGCTAAGTCTCCATCTGATGTAGATTTAACAAACCCTTATGCAACTAAAGGTTTCTTCTCTTATAACTTCTTTTATGCTGGTTTGATTCTTGAGCCAGAAAAACTGTTAAGGGTAGACATTGCAGTAAGTAAATAACAACCCTGCGCCTAGCTTCGGCTAGGTTAGCTACTCCTACAATTAACCTCCCCTTAAGTAAACCTTAGGTAGAATACAGTAATTGAGTTTGCTCAATAAATAAACAACCGTAAGGAATTATACAAATGGCAAAGATAGACGAATTGAAGATAGAAGCGGATGAGCTTGGAATTAAATATAGTCCAAACATCGGAGAAGCCAAACTATCTGAAAAGATTGAAGCTCACTATAAGAGTTTAGAGAGTGGTACTCCCGAAATAATTGAGGAAGTAGCAGAAGACGAAGAGATGTCTCAAGCAGACAAAGCTAAGAAGAAAGTAGCTAAAACTATGGGGGAACTAGCGTTAGATGCAGAGAAAGCGGCTAGAGAGACGCATATTATTGTGATTACTGATAATGACCAACGTGAGAATAACTTTACTAGTACAGTACCAGTTACTTGTGGTAATGGGTTCTTTGAGTTAGGTACTAAGCGTATCCCACTTAATGTGCCGGTAGAGGTAGAACAAGGGTTCATTAATGTGCTGAAAGAAATACAGATTCCACTGGCAGTTAGAGGACTAGATGGAAGTATGACTACATCAATGAGAAATCGCTACTCAATTAGTTACGAAGATGATTTAAAAGTAGAAGACAAAGAGTAGTTTAA